CTAATAGGGAGGCGATAAAAGATTGCACCGTTTTCCATGATAGCATGAAATAATAAAGCACGCCCAGTGATAGACGTAATGCCAAAGATAATGCAGTCTTCAACTTCTCCATGATGTTTTCTAAGGTCATATAAATATTCTCTCCTTATCTGTGCATATTCTACAGGTATATTTGCATTTAAGTAAGCCATAATTTACTCCTTTTAAGTAAGCCATAATCTCTACTCCTTTATATTAAAAAATAAAGACGTCGTAAACCTGTAAGATGGTCCTAATATATTTTGTGCTTTTATGGTATGTTTTATATTCCCATCAAAAATAATGGCTCTATTGGGTGTGTATGGACTAGATTCTAAGATGTCTTTACCATTATCTTTGTAAAAAACAGTTTCACCACCCCATTCAGGGTTCCATGTTAAATTAGAATAGTGTAAAAATACAATTTGATTTGGATGATTGTGTATAAAGTTTACATCCATATTTTTAGTTAAATTAATTATACATTTTATATAATTATTTATAGTTATATTTTTATTTTTTAACTTATCTAAAATAACATCTAATATTTCTACACTTTTAACGTCTTCAAAGGTATAGGGACTATGTAAACATGGATACATTCTGTGTTGAATTTCTTCGCTATCCTCCCATCCTATTTTAAAAGTAGATTTAATAATCGTATTAAAAAGCTGTGCTTGTATTGGAGGCGTAAAAAAGTTGTCGTATTTTTCTATCATTTTATACTACCCCAATTAGGACCCTGTTCATAATCTACTTTATTAGGTATCTTTAAGTCAACAGCATTTTCCATCACATCCTTTATTTTTTGTGCGTGCTTATCATTCTCAACAGAGATGTCTAATTCATCATGTATTTGTATGTGAGGAAGAATTCCTTCCTTGTATAAATCTAACATGGCTTTTTTTGTCATGTCTGCTGCAGATCCTTGTATTAATTTGTTTAGAGCTTTGTATGTAAATGCTCTGCGTGTAGGATTATTGTGCCAATAATTTTTTCTAGGATTACCCTCTTTGTCTTTTATTAATTCACCCTCTTCATCTTTTAAGTAAGGACCCATTTGTTTCAAGTCTTCCATTCTAGTTTGATCTTCTGGAGGAACGTACTTACCCCAATCTGATCCACGAAGTATAGGTTCGTATTTTGGAAATCTACATTTTCTATTTAATAAAGTTTTTATTTGACCCTTGTTTGAAGCTGCTTTCATAACCTCATTCATTAATTGTTTTACAAATGGAACTTTGCTGTGGTATTTATCAAATAATTCTTCTGCCTTAAATTTACTTACACCCAACTCAGCTTGAAGTTTAGCTTTACCCATTCCATAAAATAAACCAAGATTAATAACCTTAGCCTGGGATCTAGGTATCTCTGCCATCTCCGCAACTATTTTGTGAAAGTCTGTTGACGGGTCACTATCATAAGAATCAGCGATAGGATTCACAGATGCTAGTCCATACCGTAAAGCATAGTGAGCCACAAGTCTTGGTTCCTGTTGCGAGTAGTCAAAACAACCCCACTTGCATCCTTCCTCAGGTATGAATAAACTTCTAATCAAAGGCCCGGTGTCCGGATCTCTTGCAGGTATCTGCTGTAAGTTAGGGTTTGCATAACTAAATCTACCAGTGACTGTTCCACCATCATCAGATCGTATTTGATTTATTTCAGCATGTATTCTACCTTTGTATTCATATCTTAAAATAGTATCAATAAATGTTGTGTTTACTTTGTTTATTCTTCTTGCTTCTGCTATCTTTTTTATTATAGGATGCTCGTGATTAGATAGGAAATTTTTTGTAAATGAAGGCTCACCAGATTTCGCAGTTCGCTCGTAAGACAAATTTAATTTGTCAAAAACTTTTTGTATGCTACGTGCTGCCCATATTTGAACATCTATGTTTGTTTCTTTTTGTACTGCTTGGAGCAATACTTGTTCTTGTGCAATTAATTTTTTACGGAGGTCATGCGCTTGTTGGGTGTCTACTCTTACACCTAGAAAACGCATATCAACTAAGCAGGGGAAGAGGTCGGTTTCGAGATTAAAAACGTCTTGTAGGTCTTGCTCTATCATTAATTTTTTTACGTGTTGCCAAAGTTTAAAAGTTAACTCTGCATCTTTTTCTGCATAAGATCCTACTTCTTGTGCTGGCAACTGCCACATGTCTGCTTTTGCATCTAGTCCTCTTGACTTGGCTGCATCTAATAATAATTTTTCATTCTTACCTTCTTTTAAAAAATGCCAAGACAAAGTATTTAAGGTATATGAAAATCTATTTTCATCTAATAAAGATGATGCAATCATTGTGTCAACCACTAAACCATTGATTTTTAAACCTAAATTACGTATCCAAGAAACGTCATACATTGCATTGTGAAATATTTTGGTAGCCGGACATTCTAAAATATCCTTAAACCATTCTAAAGTTTTTTTACGATCCATGTTAGGACCTTCTTTGTGACCAATAGGAAAATACCAGGTGTTGTTGTATGTGGCCACAGCTATGCCCACAACGTCTCCGTTACCTGTGACAGCTCCAGATCCTTTTGATTTTAAGTCAGGATCTTTTGTTTCCAAGTCTACAGCTATCTCGTCGTACGATCTGAGGTCTGGATATTCTGTTGGTTGTATCCATTCTGTTTGAGGTAGTAGCATTTTGTTTTAAATCCTCCGATTATTTCTCTGTTGTCATTTCTAGATTGGGCTGCACAATCAATTGATTCTTTTTTATATCCGTTGCTCCACAACCATTCTGCATGCAACTCTAGTATTTTATTTTTTTTCATCTTTCAATTTTTTAATTTCTAATTCACAATAGTGAATAATTTTTTCTAAATCTTTTATTCTATCTTTCATCAAATATCTACAAGCATATTTCACAACACAACCTTGAAAAAATGAAAGACCATTTTTTGAAATAAATTCATAAGGTTGAATCTTATAACTTTTATAATGTTTAGGTCCTTTTTGTTGTGGAAACAATTTTTCAAAATCTTCTTTGTGTGTCATAATTGATATTCCTTTATTTTTTTCTTGCTTTTTAATTTGTATAAATTATTTCTCGCTCTCGTGATACCTACGTACCACACTCTATGCTCTTCATCCTGTTTGTCAACACTTAAACTAATACCCTTTTGAACTTTAGATCCTTGATGCAAGGATAAAATTACATTGTCTTCTTCACCACCTTTGGCTGCATGAATAGTTGATAACCATATTCTCGCAGGTTCATTTAGTTTTTCTTCAGACGCTATTAAATTTCTTAAATATAAAATTTCTTTTTGATCTTCAGAAAACTTATCATACCAAGGGACGTTTGCATCCCAACTGCCATTTGGTATAAAATCTCTAACCTCAGCTATTTCTTTGTCATCGAGAGCGCCCTCTCTACACCATTTAGTGTAAGCCTCTGCAGCTTTATATAAACTTACTTTGTAGCTTTTACCTTTGTTAGTTTGATAATATAAATTTTTCTTTTTTAAATCTTTCATTATCTGTAGTAAATTACTTTTAGTTCTGGTGAGTATTAACCACTTACCCTTTTTTAAATCAACATGATTAAAGTCTGTAATGTAATAAGAAATACCTAAATGTTTTCTAGGTAAGTATTCTTTACCTTTTCTTAGACCCATTATTTTTGATATAGGGAAGTTTGATTGCATTTGAACTGCTTGAGATACTCTTCTAGAATATCTTAAAACTCTTTCTTTTGCAGGTTCATTTATAAATCTATTTACATCTGCACCTGCCCAAGCAAATATAGCCTGATCATCATCACCAGCTAGGTACACATGCTCAGCATTTTCTTTTAATTTATCATAAAGTTTCCATTGTAGTGGTGATAAATCTTGTGCTTCGTCTATAAATATAGCTTTAAATTTTGGTATTTTATTTGATTCTAAAACCATTTTAATCATGTCATTAAAATCAATAATCTGGTTATTTTTTTTGTACGACTCTAAATTTATTGATATGTGATTGAGAGTGTCCCAGTTTACTTCTCTTCTGTCGTGTTCATTTAAATTAAATTCTTCTCTTACAGGTATGTCTTTGTTAATAGCTTTTTGTATCATTTGAAAGTATGGGTTATTACAAGTTAAAAAATGAGACTCCTCTTCATTATATTTATCTGTAAAAGAAACTCGTATATTTAATTTTTTACCTAAATCTTCGTAATGATATGGTTGTATTATATCTTCCTCTTTTAATCCTAAAAGATGATAACAAAAAGCATGTAGTGTTTGAAAATATGGCACTTCTTTATCAGACACCCCTATTCTTTTTCTTGCCTCTGCAGCTGCTTTTTTTGTAAATGCAAAGTATCCTATC